CAAGGTCCTACAGGGTTGACTGGTCCTACTGGACCACAAGGTCCTATCGGTCCTCAAGGTTTACAAGGTCCACGTGGTGAAATTGGTCCTATTGGTCCTATTGGTCCTGCTGGTCCGCAAGGTTTACCAGGTGAAAGAGGACCTAAAGGTGATACTGGTCCTAAGGGAGATAATGGTATCACACCTACTATTGAGTTTAAATTAACTAATGGTAATCTATCCACTTCGATTACTACTAATGGTAATACCCAAGTCAAAAACCTTGGCAATATTCAAGGACCTAAAGGTGACCAAGGTTTACAAGGTGAACGTGGCTTACCAGGACCACAAGGTCCACAAGGCATCCAAGGGAATCAAGGATTAACTGGACCAAAAGGTGACCCTGGACCTAAAGGTGATACTGGTCCAAAAGGTGATACTGGTCCTATGATAGACACTAATACACTACAAACTCAAATAACAACTAATTTAGAAACATCTCTCAGACCTATTTTAGATGGGCTTAATCGTATTAACGAGGAGTTACAAAAATGATAATCGACCAAATCACAGAAAAACTAAACTCCATTGGCAATAGTCTTTTACGGCTCAAAAAAGACAATCAATCTATGAGTTATATTATATCACAATTGAAGTCTATGCTTAAACAAAAAGGTTCGACAGAAGACGACGTAAAAGATGGCAACTTATTGAACACATTGGCTACAAAATTAAATAAAGCGAGTGAAGGTAATCCAGATGAGATTATAAAAAAATATCTTAATTTTGAACTAGCAGTGGATTTTACCATACCAAGTGATGGTAATATTCCCGATAATTATTTGACAAGAGCATCTATTAAAACATTGAAGTACGATGGAACTCAATTACCTTGGGTTGGTTTAGCGAGCTATGCCTCGGTTGATACAGTAGATATGCCAAATTTAGTAACTATGCGTGCACGTTTATTAGAAGGAGGAAAGTGTAAAACACTAAAACTACCTAATCTTAAATTATGTAGGGGTTTATTCCCATTTTCAAAAGAAGCACCAGAAACGATTTATTTGCCTAATTTAGACACAATGGAATATAATGGACTATATTATAATCAATCAACCAAATTTGTTATATTACCAAAAATTAAAACATTATATGAAGGTGCATTTCTGGCAATGGATATGGTCGAATTAATTTATTTGGGTGGAAATCTACCAAAGGCTATAGGCACTCGCATCCAGAAAAGAAACAACACTATAGCTCTACCAGTATATGTAGTAATAACAAATCCCACACCACCACCATTATATGATGCAAACAATATTATGAGCCATAATCAAAGCGACAATAGAAAGACATATTTTGTGGTTCCAGATAATGTAAAAGAAACATACAAAACAGCTCCAGATTGGAAATTAATTCCAAATTATATTATAGGACACTCCGAATTACCAGACAAATATAATGATATACTTAAACAGTATAATTTGGGGGTGAAATAATTGGCAAAGAAAGTCGGTAAAACACAAAAAATACAAACAGTTACTCTTGTAGATTTAACTGGAGGTATGAATGTTGCCAAATCACCAGAGTTTCTAAAAGAAAATGAATGCGTTAACCTAGAAAACTTTGAGTTTGATGTTGAAGGTGATAAACTACGTACCCGTAGGGGTTTAGGACACCCATTATACACTTTTGATTCTGCTATTACTTATATATATAATGATTATGAAATGAATGATTTCTTTGTTTTCTTAAAAAATAAAAAAATCTATAGATACGAATTTGGGGAAACACCTCAATATATTGGGAATCTAAATGGAGTAGCTGAAAGACCTACGTGTGCTAAATTCGGTGGTAACTTACTTATAGCAAGTGGCTCTAAATTACAAAAATACAACTATCAATCATTGACTGAAATCTCTCAATCTCCAGATGCAGACATTGTATTTGTTAGGTCAGGACGTGTTGTTATTTCAAAATCTGGTCAAGACTTACTAATATATTCCGCCATTGGTAACGATGAAGACTGGCACGAAAACTCAAATGACGATTCCGCACGTAAGGACGTAAACGTTGGTTATAAAGATGGTGGGGATATTGTTGGCGTAGCAGAACTCGCTACAGACCTATTAGTATTTAAAACTAATGGTCTAATATATACAGTGCAAAATGAACCTAGCGACTGGAATATTATGCTACTAGGAAGTAAGTCAGACTTTATATCACGGCACGCATGCACCAACTTAGGGAAAGATATTGTATTTATGTCTACAACAGGGTTAAAAAGCTATGCCACTTCAATGTCATATGCTAATTTTGAGCCAAAAGATATTGGGGAAAAGTGCAATCCGCATATTAAACGACGCCTTGACAGTCCTGTAATTTCTGACCTACGTCGGACTAAACAATTAATAGTAAGCGGAGATAGTAGAAATACGGTATATGTATATCATTATGGGCTAAAAGCGTTCACAAAGTGGACATTTCAGCATAACATCACATCAATCTGTGAAAATAGATACCATACTTTAGTGTCAATGAATGAGTCTGATGCTGTTGGCAAAATCTATGAACTGTCCTGGAATAATAAGACTGACAATGGTCAGGCTATACATCAGGAAATTCTCAGTGGAGAAATTAGAGATACTCATGACATGAATGTGTACCGTACATATATTGATGTCTTATCTGACGTGTCTGGTACAGCAGATATTTCTGTTAATAAAATAACTATGCATCATACATGGGAACCTAGCGATGAAACCAAAGAATTTAAAACGCAGATACGTTCCAATAAATTGCAATTCAAATTTGAAACAGATACGAATATAGTGTTCAAGTTTGTTTCTTTCGATATTGTAATGGAGCGTGAAGCTATGGTTGCACAAAACTCTGCTGGCTCTAGCCGTAGAGGTAGCGGATTTGGTGCTAAAAAGAAATCACCTTCATCACATGATGATTTTCTAAAAGGAATGAACTCTTCTGGTGGTAGCCCATACGGCTCGTAGGAGGTTATATGGCAACTGATGAAGATATTATCAAGTGGATAAAAAAATACAACAAGAAGATGGGTAATTTCTGGGATGATTGGGACCCAGAATGGTATCCTTTTATTCATATATTTGAGGACGGCTCTTTCTTTACATACGGCGTATGTGGCGAATATTTAGAGTGCGGTCCTGTGAGCATAAATTTTAATAAGGCTTTTCCTACAATGGAAGCCTATGCAAAAAGACTAGGGCTAAAAGGGGTATCTACTATTACCCCTCATAACCCAAAAGCTTATGCCAGATTAACAAAAAGCACACTTAAAGAGAAAAAATTCTTAGGTGGACAATGGCAATATTACTTCGTAAGGGAGGTTAATTAATGGGTAAAAAAGGCGGTTCTAGCTATCATGAACGCCCTCTATCAGAAGAGGAAAAGCAACTTCTAAGACAGCAACAAATATATCTAGCTTCGATACAACCTAGTATTGATAAGCTAGTATCACGTGGTACGCAACTCTTAGATAACGTAGTGAATCCAGATTGGCAATCAATCTATGATAGAACAGTTAATGACCTAGATGGAATACGGAAAGAACAGTCAGAATTAGCAACTGGTAAATTACCTCAAGCATATGCTAATGCTAAGACGGACTACTTTAATCGTATATACGAAAATACAATGGGTCAGCAATTATCAGCTATGGCTAAGAAGGGTATCGTAGATAGTTCACGATTCAATACAGCAACTAACGACATGCAGAAGAACATAGCGGCACAGATGTCTAAAGATTATACTGACGACATTAAAACACAAAGTGGTTTGCTTGACCAGAAATATCAATTTGCACAGAACCCTATGGAGTTGGCACATAAGGCTAATAAATATTCCTTTGGCAATCCTGAGCAATATTTACAGTTGGCTCAAGGACAAAATAGGTCAAATACAGAAGCTCTTCAATCTACTGGTCAACTTAATAATGGTCGTGGCTATGTGACTCAAAAAGGTTCTGGTTTCTTCGGTGGTTTAATGTCTGGTATCGGTTCATACTTAGCTTGTTTCCCAGAGGATGTGACCATCGAAACTGATTATGGATATATTCCTATCAATGAAGTTCAAGTTGATGATATTGTAGTATCTAAAGATGGTATCGAGAAGGTATTAGAAGTTGTGAACTGTGGTGAACATGAAACCATGGTGGTAATGACAGATAATCACCAAGTTGAAACTACACATACTCAAACAGTCTGGACACGTGAAGGTCTTAAAGCAATCGACGAATTAGACGTTGGTATGGAAATATTAACAGATAGTGGGTTTGAACATATCACAGGCTTTACAGGCGGTCGAATCGTACCTGTATATGAATTAGTATGTACAGGCTCTAATTTATTCTACGCAAATGGTATTGTGGTAGAAGGTTTCAATGAGGAGGAATTAAATGTTCTACATTCCGTATGACCCAAAATCAGACCCTTGGTATCAATTTGGTAGTGCCTTAGCAGGTGGTCTTGGGCTACTTGCCGATAATAGATTAGCTCGTGGTGAAGCTAAAAACTTTAATAGCGAACTCGCATCAGACCAAGCTGGTAAAATGCAAGGCTTGTTTGACCAAGTGAAGTCAATGAATTCTATTGGTAAAGATGATTCCAATGCATGGAATGAAGCAACAGCTAAACTAGGTGCTATGGGATATAATGGACCAGCTATTACAAGAGATAATATGGCTCAAATTCAAGATGGTCTATTAAAACAACAAGAATACTGGGGCAATTTTGATAGATTTAATCAAGGCAAGAAATTCCACGATAGTGACTATCAAGATTACAATAAATATAAATTAGGTATGCCAGGACTTTTAGGTTAGGGGGGATATAATGGACTGGTCACAATACGGTGATGTATCACCTAATGTACAGGATGCTATTATACAAGCCTCTAATGCGACTGGCGTAAGTCTACCTCTACTTGCTAGGATAGCAAACCAAGAAAGTGGGTTTAACCCATCAGCACAAAGTGAAGCAGGTGCTACTGGCTTATTCCAAACTATGCCTGATACCGCAAGAGAATTAGGTATAGAAGATATGACAAACCCATATCAAAGTGCTATGGGTGGAGCTAAATACATCGCTCAACAATTACAAAGATATGGTGGTAATCTTAATAAGGCTTTAGCCGCTTATAATGCTGGTCCTGGTAATGTAGATTCTTGGATTAGTAATGGGTGGGATGGTTCACCAGATTCCATTCCTATTGATGAAACACGTAACTACGTGAAAAGCATCGGTGGTGGATTAGATAATTCTATCCAAGCTAATTACACGCAAGCTAATGGTAAAAACCCTATTAACCTACGTTCTATGTTCCAACTAGACGACCCAAATGAAAAAATTGATTTTGCTAAGATTATGGGTATTCTAAATGCACCACAACAAAATGTAGCGTCCGCTAGTGATGAGGCTTTACGTAGTGCACTCGCACGACAAGCAAGTCACACAGCTAGAGGTAGATGGGCGGCTCCGTTCTATGCCCAAAGCGATAAACAACTAATGCAATCAGCTATAGCCCAAGCACAAGAACAAGCTAAAATGCAAAATAAAGCTACTCAATTAACTGGTGCTGGCGAATTAGCACAAATGATTGCTAATAGTAAGAACAGCTCTAATGCTGGTATGCTAGCAAGCCTAGGCTCTATGTTGGGTGTAAAATTAGACCCTATGGCTAATAGATATATGAGCCAAAATGATATGGCTAAAATGGCAACTAGCTTTGCTAGACAAGACCAACAACTTGCAGACGAACGAGCTTTCAAGGCACAACAAGCACAATTACAACGTGACTTTACTCGTGAAATGACAAATGATAAATTAGCTCAACAATTGGCTATTGCAGAAGCTAGAGCTAGCGGTAAATCTGGCGGTTCTGGTAGTTCTACAGGATTATTGTCAAGCGATAAATCTGTTGATAAAATTATAGAACCTATGTCTGGTCTATTACAAGAATTATCAGACAAACCAGAGTTCTCTCAAGGTGACGTTGACAGTTTAAACAGAGCGATGGAAGATGTAGCACTTAAATTATCATCTGCACAAGCTACCCCATATGCTCAACAAGTATTGCGTCGTCAAATTAATGATTATGAATACGCTATCAGACATATGCAACAATCTGCGTCTGGTAACAAATTAGACTATTCAGTAAATCCAGACGTACAAAAAATGTTTGAAAAGAAGGAGTGATTAAATGCCTACTTTAGGTCAACTATATGGTAACGACTATTTCCGTGTTGCCTATGGTCCTCAATATAACGCTTATAAATATAAGCAAGCATTAGACCAGTCAGGTTACATCCCAAATGAAAATGATGGGCTTATTGATAGCTTTCAATCTGGTTTTGCTGGGTCTATGGGTGGGCTATTCGGCGAAGTTGCTGGTTGGTCTAAGGAGAACGGTTACGACTGGGTAAATAATAATGCAACATGGGCGGCAAACAAAATGGGTGATATTGCCGCTCGTAATGCTTATACTGGGTCTCAAGATAGCGATGGTATCATGTGGTATGGTGCTAACCAAGCCGCATCCGCTCTAGGTTCCTCTGTACCTAGTATCGCCGCAGATGTAGCCGCTAGTGCGGCTATGGATGCCGCTATTGGTACTGTTGTAGGTCCTGAAGGTACAGCCGCTGGTGCTATCGTAGGTGCTGTAAGCGGTGTAGGTAAAGGCTTATATAATTTATATAAAGGAACTCGTGCACTGCAATACGCTGGTAAAGCCGCTAAAACGGCTGGTGCCATCGCCGCTGGTGGTCTCATCGAAAACGTATCTAACGCTGGTGATACATACATGACTGGTTTAAGTCGTGGTATGAGTCATGAAGATGCGTGGAATGCTAGTAATGAAGCCTTAGATGAAGGTTGGGCTCCTGCTGTTATTAACTATGCATCTGACCGTGCTATGTTAGGACGTGGTATGAAAGGTATCTCTGGTGCTATGGCAGTTGGTGCTGGTGGTAAAGTATTAGCCAAAACTGCTGGGGCATGGGCTGGTAATGCTATGATTGGTGCCGCTGGTGAAGGTTTAACTGAAGCATGGCAAACACAAATCCAAGAACAAGCACTAGGTAACGAAGCATACGCTAATACACATATTTATGACCCATTCACATGGACTCAAGATATGAAGGACCAAGCATACGACGCCGCTATTGGTTCAGCTATGTTAGGCGGTATTACTGGTGGCGTACAGTCAGCACGTGGGTATTTAGCCAATAGAGCAAATACAAATGTCAATGCTGATACTGTAGATACAAACATTCAACCTCAAGTACAACCACAAGAAGATATCCAATCCCAACCAGTTGTTAGCGAAATTGAAGATTTACCTACTGTTGGTGCTATGCCAAATGATAGTATAGACTTAGGCAGTGTTACACCAGAAGCATTTGTCCAACCAGAACGTGGAGATTTTGACAATGTATTTGAAACTATGGGCAAACGATTTGCTCGTGGTAAATATACTAATGACGAAATTGACGCTAAATCTCAGGCAGTTCAAGATACTGTAGCTCGTATTAATGACCTTTGGGATAATCAAATTGATGAAAATAAAACTCCAACTACTCTTCGAGCTAACGACTTTATGGAAGATTTTGTAAATGCTGGTTTGACTCCTAAAGAAGCACATGAAGCTTCTAAAGAAACTGTTAAGGCATTACAAGCAAAATCTCCAAAACAAGATACATCTATACCTGGTTCTGAATTAATCAGACGTGCAGAATCCGTTGGATTAAATCTAACAGACGCCCAAAAGAATGATTTACTATCTGAAAATCCTATTCGTTCAAACTATAATGCTGTAGCTAACGCTATAGAAGATAAAGTTATAGACAATCAACGTAAAAATGCAGAATTAAATAGACGTCGAGCTGACACACGACGTCGTAATACATATTCTACTAGATATGATGATTCCATTAATAAACCTTTCCTAGATAAAACTCTAGGTAAGAAAAAATCAGAAGAAACTGGTTATCGTATTCACAATGCGATGAAACAACGTAAAGAAGATATTAAATCTGGTAAGAATCCAAAATCTTTAGATAAATACCTAGCTGATGCTGGTATTAATAATAACAGCTACTCAAAAGAAGAAATTAATAATATTAAGGCTCATATTAAATCAATTGACGACGGTATTAAAAATCGTGGATATAATAAAGAGGAACTTAAAAAACTTAGCAAAGAAAATGTAGACGTACAGAAAGCTAATGCTACATACGCCGAAGCTACACGTAAATATGATGCTAAAGACCCTCGTAATTCTGCTAAAATCGAACAGATTAATAATATGATTGCTGATAGTATTATAGACCAAGGTAAACGTGGTAAACCTATTTACCGTTACGATAAATATAAAGAATTTAAAAATAAAAACCGTAAATTATATAATCGTATCAATGATGCAGTATATGGAAATAAAGAGATTGTCAATAGTGAGCCAACTCAAATAGTAAAGGCTCCAAAAGAATCTAAACCTCAATATATTAAACCTAAATATAAAAAAGGTAGCTTGAGTGATAAAATTGCTCGTAATCCAGAAAAGGCAGAAGAAATTAAAGCTAAGGAATTAGCTAAGGTAAAATCAGCTAAGAAGTCAGAAACAGTGGCAGAGGAAAAACCTACTGGACCTATTCCATATGAGGATAGACACAAAGGCTTTAATAATCTAACAGAAGAACAGTTAGATGCTCGTAGAACTGATAGAGAACAACGTGCTATTAAATTAAAATCGTTACAACTACAAAAGTCAGAAAGTACTGATACAGCATCATCCAAATACCAAGGTCAACCAGCACCTAAGTTTAATAAAGATGGTTCTCGTATTAAAGTAATTGAGCCAACTGCATCAGTAAAGCCTGTAGTAGAAGAGACTCAACATGCAGAACCTAAAACAGAAGTAAAACAAACTCCTGTAAAAAATATAAAAAAGGCTGAACCTAAAGAGGTTCAAAAACTTAACAAACAAGACGAGGCAAATGTACTTGCCAAGGCAGTTATGGTTGGAGAAATCAAACCTAAACAAGCCAGAGATATTCTAAATCAATTGTCTAAAGAAGCAAATGGCAAAGAAAAAGAAAAGTACCAAAAACTTAGTGAAAAAATTAAATATAACACTAATAATAAAGGTGAGTTAATTAGTCGTGACCGTAGTGATGAAGGTCGTGAACGTGATGCACAAACCTTACAAGATAGATTAGAAAAATTTAAGAAACGCCTTTCTAAAGAAAGAATGTCTGACTCTGACTACAACACAGAAGTTAAATACATTGAACGCCAAATTGAGAAATTCCGTAACACTCACTTTACTGAGGGAAGTAACTACAAATTTACTATTCCTAAAAACAAAGTTGAAAGCAGACGTGAGTTCCTTAAAAAACACGAGAATAAAGAGATAGTACACCCACAATACTTATCTCTAGCTCTACTTCGTAATAACTCTGATTTAGATAGTGGTTTAAAACGCTGGATTGCTAAAGAAATTGGCTCCGAGTCTAACTTTGAAGATGGTGAACGCTCTCGTCATATTAAAGCAATGCTTATACATGAATACGAACATATGATTGACATGTATGATAGCGAAGAAAATGCTTTAAAAGAAAAGCCTATGTTAGTTAAAAACCTAGCATCAGCTATCGCTGGGTCTTTCCCTAAAGAATCATTTGGTACTGAGGGTAATGAAGTTAGAAACAGACGTAATGAATTAATGTTCGGCGGTACAAAAGCACTTACACCATTTAAGTTTGAAGAGCGTGATACTCTAATTAACTTTGCTAAGAAATATTTTTCTGGTGAACTTGAAGGTAAAAAGAAAGAAGTTAAACGTGAAGTAAAAGTTGATAATCGTAAAAACAATGGTAAAGAAATTATTTATGATGTTGTAAGTGATAGCGTAAAACCTCTTGGTGGAGGTCAATTCAAGTTTAAAGTCAAAATTAACAATGACAACGAAGAAAGTTTTAACGAATATTTGCAAGAAGTCGGTATTGGTGAACCTGAAAATATTGTTAAAAAAGATGGGTATGTAGAATTCACATCTGATATCTATCTAAGCTATTTAACATTTACAGATATTACTGATAGTACAAAAAGTAAAACTGGTAAGGTTAATGTAAACCTTTACAAAGCTAGGGGCGACTTAATTAAAGCAATCCTAGCAGGTAATGACACTGGTTCTTTTGCCATGTGGCTTAAATACTCATATGAGAAAAACGGCAACGAAGGTTACGATATGGCTACTAAAAAGAAAAATGTCAAGAAGCGTTTAGCTGAATTGACTGGTGAAAGCTATAGCTCTGCTGAGTATGATGATGGTGCTACATTATTTTACCCAACTAAGGTTGAAGAAGTAGAAGCAGAAGATAGTATTCCAGATTATGGTATCTATCAATTAGGTTCTGAAGAAGATTTCAACGCACCTACATCTAAGAATTATAATACATTTAAACTAGCTAACGAATCACAAGAATCAACCTTACACAAAGGTCTTGAAAATAGACTGGGAGACGCCTACAATGATGTCAAAGAATATCTAACTAATGGAAAAGATATTACTATCCAAGTGACTAAAAAAGGCACTGTCCCAATGTACATGCCTAAGACAGATACAATCTATTTACCAGAAGATAGAATTAATGTTACCAGTACATCATTCCAACATGAATTAATCCACTCTGCCTTGCGAGATGTTTTGCTAAATCAAAAATCATCAGAGGGTGCTATCAAATTTGCTGTGGATATGGCTAATTATATTAAGGGAGAAATCAATGCCTACAAACAAAGTAATCGAGCAGACTCTCATACAAATGAAATGTCCGAAGAATCAACTTCAACAAATGAAGGAGAAGCTAACTCAGTTCAAGGACAAACAGGAAATAACTCCACTACAAGTAGCAATACAGGTAGCGAAAGTGTGCCTAATGGACGTAGCACAGAAGGACTTCAACTCAACAGTCAAGAGTTGGAAGACTCTAGCGTGGGAGAAAGTGGTCAACGGAGAGAGTCTCAACTACAAGAACAAACAATTCAAGACAATTCCAGAAATCAAAGCATGGTTCAAGGAAAGGATTCCACGCTCCAACGCAAAATGGGGGACGAAAAACTTCTTCGAGAATGGAACCTTGCAGAAGAACGCCTAAACACTATAACAGAAAATACTCTATTTGAAGATAGTGTTGGTTTAAAAGATGCAGTAGAAGACATTATTACAGACCCAGTAATGAATGTAGAAGATAAGAGTAACAAACTTTTACCTCTACTTTGGACAGCAAACGAGATTGATAAAAAATTTGGATTAGATGAACGTGATAGTTTATTACGAGCAATCTATGCAGATAAATTAATCAACCTCGAAGAAACTATGGCGTATACGCTACAAAATGATTTGTCTCCTGCACATACAAGTGCATTATTTAGAACTGCTACACGTATATTACAGGATAAAAGAAAAGAAGATGTATCAACAGATATATATAACCAAACTGGTACTGAAACTTACCAGCCAAATATCATGGAAAGAGCTGTAGGTTCTCTCAATACACTGATTAATGAGTTTAATAAGAAACACGACAACATAGAATTTGAAGCACGTGATGCAAAAGAAGGTAATATCTCTGGTTACGATATTAAAAAATGGCTAGCTTCACCAACTAAGTTTATTGACAAATATATTCCTCAAATGAAACCAATTATCTATTGGGCAGAAGAAACAGCTGTTAAACAAAACAAATTACAGAAAAACTTCATCAAGGCATTAGATAAAATTAAAACTAACTTAGGTGAGGAAAATATTTCTCAATTCAATAAATTAGCTAAAGAAGTTACTGACTTAGGTCGTGAATTTGTACAGCCAGCTAGTGTGATGTTAAAAGATAAAGAGTTATATATTAACTTAAAACATGATGATATATTCAGAGAATTTAAAGATGAAATCGACGCCAAAAATCTTTACAGTGAATTAAAGAAAGCTGGTAAGAATGTATTTATGGACTATAAAGATGGAAACTTCCGAGTATTTGGTAGCGACCACGCACTACGTACATTTAATACATTTGATGAAGCTGAAAAAGCCGCTCAACCATTACGTGACAGTATAATGAAGTCTAAGGGATATAATGCTAAAGTTGTTAAAGCATATAATGACTGGAGAAAGCTAGATAATAAAGTATTTGAATTATCTGTTAAAGCATGGAGAAACGCTGGTGCTGACCCTGACTACAAGCCTAGACGACTATGGGCTCACATTCCTATGCTTCATAGCAAATATGGAGTGTATATCGTTAAAGATAACGTAGACGAGGATGGTAACCAATACGAGCAACGTGAGAAAATCGCTTCCTTCCATACATACAGAGATGCAGAAAACTGGGTAAAAAAAGAACAAATCAATGGAGATGCTCGTGTAGTAATTACAGAACGTAACCCTAAATACGACGAATATAATGCAGGTTCAGATGTATACGATGGTGCGAATGAATCAGCATATGACGATATCGTATATGAAGGCGAAAGCCGTGAATCTCAAGAGAAACGCTTTGCTCGTATATCACATTCATATCCAGAAGTATCTAAAATCATTAATGAATTTATAGGCGACAAAGAACACGTAACACGTGAAAAACTTATGGATTTAATTAGTGATAAAGATAAACAAAAAGATTTAGATATTAATCCAAAAGCCCTAAAAGATGAACTAAAATTTGCTAATCTTGATGAGTTATTCCGTAGACGCAATGTAATCACAAGACAAGACATGATTGCCCATCTATTAATTGGATATGGTAATCAAAAGAAAGATAAATACAACAATACAAGAATGAATGCTAAGGGTGCTAACCCTAATACATTCGAGAATATGGAAAACTATTTAAGATATAAAGCAAACTTTATACCAGCTCAAGAGTTCTATCATAAAGCAACCGCACTTTACCGAGACAAAATAGGGACAGATTATGCATCCCAATTTGGTATTGGTGGGGAAGGTGCTCGACGTGACGTGGAAGACGTGTTGCATAAGTTTATATCTAGTGTAGTAGGGGTCCCTAATACATTTGATAAAGCTATTAACCGTACATTCAATGAGCTTGTTGGTGATGGGTGGATTAAACAACAATACGGAGATACTTTTGCTACAGACCTAATGAACCGTAGTATGGAAGCTGTGTCTATAGCTAAATTAGGTTTGTTTAGACCTACTGCCGCTATTGCTCAGTTAGGTGCTTTACTAAATATTGGTACTAAAGCTGGTTACGGTAAAGATTTCCAAAAAGCATTGCGTGATGCTACTACTCATGGTAAAGTTGGAGCTCATATCACATTCTCTGAACAAAAAATGTTCAACCGTATAGGTCTTAATCTAAAAGATACTGCGTTAGAAACACAGTCTTTAAAAAATAGAAAAAGTCTATATAACCTTAAAGTTGGTAAGGTTAAATTAGGTAAAGCATTTGAAAAGTCTATGGATATGTTCAATAGAACTGACAAATATACACGTCGTGTAGCCGCTCTTATTGCTTATAGAAAAGCTATTAGTGAGGGTAAATCACAAACAGAAGCAGAACATATTGCATCTGATTTTGTAAGAGAAACTAACTTTGACTACAATGATAGAGATTCATCTCAATTATTTACGAAGTTTGGTACTCTTGGTAAATTAGTGTTGCAATTTAAGAAATATCCAGTTAAAGAACTTGAATTTATGACAAGTGTTATTAAAGGTGGAAACAAGAAAGAAATTGCTCGTTTCTTTGGTTCTTATATCGCAATGGCTGGTCTTATGGGCGTACCTGGTATGACAGCCGCAGATACTGTAGCAGAATGGATTAGTAATAAATCTATTTCTCACAGAATCAAAGAATCATTAATGGAATGGGCAGGTGGAGACGACACCAAGAAAAAACTAGCATTATTAGTTATGTATGGTTCTCCAGCACCTACACTTGGCGTTGACTTTAGCCGTAATATTGGTATTGGTGATTTAATTCCTACAGATAGTTTAGCTGGTCCTACATTTGGTACACTAGCTAACTTAATAGAATCATTTAAGAATGATAATTCTTCGAATGGTATGCTATTGTCTATGGGACATGATTTATCACCTGCCTTTGCTAACTACTATCAAGCAATTACTGGTCACAAACAAGACTGGAAAAAAGGTGTACAAGGTAGAGAATATAGTGATAAAGAACGTATTCTTAAAGGTATTGGTTTCAGACCTATACTTGATGCGGTTGATGCTGATGTTAGTCAAATCAACTACATTAATTCTCAAGAATCTAAAAAACATAAAAAAGCTATAATTAATAAATACATTAATGACCCTAATTCTGTGACTACTGAGGAACTAAAAGCTAACAATATTACTAAGAAAAATATTGCTGATGCTAAAAAGAACTTAGGCTCGTCATCTATTGAAAAAGCAAAAAGATACAGCTCCAAAGCAGACAGAATTAAAAACGCTGATAAGTTTGATAATATGGAAGAATTTGAAGAGGACCTCAACTAAGAGGTCCCTTCCATTTTTACAGGAGGTTAAATGATTTATTCGCTTAATGACATTGAATACATGGCAAGTCAATGTAATGCACAAAGCATTACGCTCCATTGGGGGGCAAATTGGTATGATAATACCTCTGAACATTATAATATTAATATCCTTGGAGATGGAACTATTTATTCAGACTACGATAATCTTGATGTTACTTGTAGTCATACTTGGCACAGGAATACTGGTAATATTGGTATTTCTTTATCTTGTATGGGTGACGGTAGCATTTGGGCTGATGGTACTATCCAATGGGGTTCAGCACCTCCAACAGATGCCCAAGTCGATAAAATGGCAATGGTAGTCAATTCTATTTGTAAAGCTAAAGGATGGGATATTAATTATGACCGTGTAAAAACTCATGCTGAATGGGCAGAAATTGATGGTTATAGTATACATGATAGTGACCCAGACATGCGTTGGGACTTACTAGCTGTTCCTCAAGAAGCTGGAGACGGAGGTGACATTCTACGTGGTAAAGCAATTTATTTCCAACATCACCCAGAATTATGTAAAGGCTAATTTAAGGTTAATTGGTTTTGTAATTGTACTTTTAATTGCTGTATTTGCTCTGTATGGTGGTTATAGATTATTCCATAGGGAAACTATCGAGGACCAAATAAAAACGCCTCCTATGGGCAAAATAACGAATTTTATGGGTACTCAACACACCAAGACAACAGTTGGATATGTAAAAAAAGAAATTATTAACGGTGTTAAAGAAGATACTGACGTAGAAGCTAATATTGAACAACCAAAAGTTACAGTTAAAGTTAATGGTAAAAAACAACAATTTAACCTAAAACAAAATGAGACTCAAAAATTTGAGGATGGAAAAGTTGTCATGAATCAAACATCAGAAGTTACATTTGATGTAAAGGTTCCAGAACGACACGAATTAAACGTATATGCTCAAGAAGAATTCCGTGCAGGTAAATTTCATCATCAAGTAGGTGTAGAAAAAGAAAATGGTAAATTTGTATATGGGGCTAAATATGACTTTGTAGACAAAGAACCTTTCTACTATGCACGTTATAACCTTGTAAAGATGTACACAAATTAATGGGGACAATATGTCCCCTCTTTTTTTATGCCTATTTTAAAACTTCATCAAATCTTCATAAAAAAGTACTTGACAAATTGCAAAACATATGCTATAATCAAAATATAAAACATTAGAAAAATTTCATCGAAATTTCATCAAATTTCTACTTGACAAGCATTTACCGCTGTGGTATAATGCAGACAAAAGCAAATATGATGAAAGAAAGGTGAAAGAAAAATGGCAAGAAGAAATTTTGGAGTATCAATGTGTGGTCGCATTGAATATACTCGAAGAAAACCAAAGAAAGCATATTGTAAAAATTGTATATATTGTTTATTGACTGAACATCATAAAGAGATGTACTGTAAAAAGTATAAACGATTTAAGTCAATAAATTAATCTAAAAAGTCATCTTGTTTTGTAGCAAGATAGCACTCTATATGAGCAGAGGTGGACCTGTAATGTGTACGGGCGGACAACGGTCTTGAAAACCAATATAGAAGCCGACAGGGACTGACATGTAGACTAAACATACCTATTGGTATTATATCGAAATAGTCGTTGACACTGCAAGCCGACTTTAAAAAATAACAGGGGGCGGACTCACCATTCCTCAATAGGGGCTGTTGGGCACGCCCTTTTGTCGTGCACATTCCCAGATTTTGTCCCGTCGTAGATGGCAGTCGAAACAAACTCTTCTGAGTGGTAGGTAAAGCTACACCTGGGCTACCTTAACAATAGTTATGAAGTTTCGATAATGTACCAATTAAACATGAATGCTCCCGTGTATACGGGGGCAATACCTAATCAGATTAATATAGATTATATAAATTATTAGTTTAAAAAAGAATACACGAAGTGTTTCATGAACGAAGTGAATGAACAATAAGAACTACTCACCAAACAAGTTGGTTCGTATTCTCGTTACGAGCTAAAGCTCTACTCGAAGTATTTCTTTATTAGTTAAAAATTAGATTATCAACATTAGTTGATAATAAGTGAACCAAATACGCCAAAAAGTGTTTGGTGAACGTAATCCTCGCAAACAAGTTTGCTACGTATTACTTATTTAGATAATCTACTTTTACCTAAATTAGATAATAAGTATTAAATAAAAACAAATATTAATTACGCAGTCTTTAGACAAAGTAATTATGTGAACGAAGTGAACAGAAAATACTTGACAAAAAGAAATATGTATGATACAATACAGTTAAAAGGAGGTATAAGGATAAATGTATAAGCTAACTTTAAAATTCAACTTAAAAAGTAACAAAACAGCAATTCTATATTGTTATTGTAAAAGTATGGCAAAAATCACATCAGAAGTTAGATATGTAATGTCATGTATCAATGCTCATAAAACAATTTGGACATGTGGCACAACTATTGATAGTGATATTATTAAATCATTTGAATGGGAATATGAAGCAGATATGTTTAAGGAGAAGGTAAATGAATAAATACGTAGAAAAGATGTTAAAATTAGTTGATGCGGAAACAGAACTGCAAAGCATCATAGATGATATGAAAAATAAAAGAGAAGAAGTTAAATCTTTAAGAGCTTCAATCGCACCAACAGAAAGAAGAATAGGTGAGTTAGAAATGGATATATGGGACCTAGGAGAACAATATATTGTAGCTCGTAGAAAAGTAGATAATTTAAAAGGAGTAAAACTATGATGTTTAAAATTGCATTTTTTGCAGTGCTTGGAATATTATTTATAATAGAGTCTACTTTTATAGTAAACTATATTAATGGAATACAAACTGGGCATGCAGGCGTGTTTTTTATGGTAGGTGCGGTATTTGTTTATATGTTGACATGTATACCAGATTTAAAAAACTCGAATGAACAAGATAAATATAGATATAGATATTATATGTAAAATAGGAGTATGTTATGAATTTTTGTGACCTACATAGCCATAGTGATTACTCAATATTTGACGGGTTCGCCACTATAGATGATAAGATAAAAAGAGCAAAAGAGTTGGGTTATACAGCATTAGCTATGACAGAGCATGGAACAACCACTGGACTAATGGAATTCTATCTTAAATGTAATAAAGAAGGCATTAAGCCAATACTAGGTTATGAGGGATATTTAAGTTTAGAGCCAGATGTACAAGGTGGCGAAACATATCACATATTACTACTATGTAAAGATTTAACTGGTTATCGTAACCTTATGAAGATAGCCACATATGCTTCTGAGCATTTTTACAGAAAACCAAGATTAGGTTTCGAAATCCTCAATGAATGTAAAGAAGGTCTTATTTGTAGTACAGCTTGTATTGCAGGCGTGTTAAGTCATAACAGACCAGATAACATGATTTACGATTTACATAAAATATTTGGTGATGATTTCTATTTAGAGGTTCAGCCACATAAGTTCCCAGAGCAATATGAATACAACGATAAGGTATTTGCGTTAGGTAAGGAATATAATATTCCTGTAATTGTTACTGGTGATAGCCACTATGTAATGCCAGAAGATGCGAGTACACATAGACTATGGTTAAGCCTAGCAGAAGATAGTGAATATTATGGTAGTGGTGATTACCATATGATGAGTAAATCTGAAATGGCTGAGTTCTTTAAATTTAACACAGATGAATACTTTCAAAATGTTTCTGACATTATAGATAAATGTAATGTTGAAATACCAATGGGTGGGGAAAACTTCCCTAAATTCGATACACCAGACCCTCTTAGGTTTATCAAGGATAAATGTAACGAAGGTTGGAAGAGACTTGGTATAAGAAATAAACCAAATTGGAAGCAATATAAAGACCAAGCTCTGCATGAATTTGAAGTATTAGATAAATGCCATTACACAAATTATATGTGTATCATTTACGATATGTTAGAGTTTTGTAGAGAAAATAATATTCCTATTGGTCCTGGTCGTGGTTCAGTAGGTGGTTCATTGGTAGCGTATCTTATGGGTATTACAGAAGTAGACCCAATCAGATTTAACCTAGTATTTGAACGGTTTGCAAATCCAGAACGTGTAACATTGCCTGATATAGATTGCGACGTGTCTTCTGAGCGACGTGGCGAAGTCATAGAATACATTAGACAAAAGTATGGCACTGTTCATCAGATTAGGACTATTAGCTATATGCAACCTAAATCATCTGTTCAAAGAGCTGGTAAAGCACTAGGCTATGAACCATCTGATATAGATGAAATTTCAACTAAGATACAATCTTTAGATGAGGTTAAAGACGACAAATTAAGGGAACTGGCTAAGAAGTTTAATGGTCATATAGAAAAATACAGTGTTCATGCATCTGCTGTTGTTGTATTCCCTAAAGATGTTTCTAATTGGTGTGCTATTGAAAAGAGCAAAGATTCATTCTCAGCGGCACAAGACTTCCACTTATTAGAAAAACAGGGGATTATGAAGCTTGATATTCTAGGATTAAAGAACTTAGATATTATAGATTGGACTATTAAACAAGTGGGTAAAGATAACTTATCTATTAAAGATATCCCTTATCAAGATGATTCTACATCTAGGATGCTAAGAGCTGGTTTTACAGAAGGGTGTTTTCAAATAGAATCAAAAGGCATGACTGATATTATTAAGGCTATTAATACCACTAAGGTAGAGGACTTAATTGATACAGTAGCATTACATAGACCAGGACCATTAGATTCTGGTATGGTGGAAGTATTTGAAAGACGTAGACAGGGTATAGAACCAGTTACATACCTACATCCTAAACTAGAACCAATCCTAAAAGATACAGAAGGTATTATTCTGTATCAAGAACAAATACTACAAATCGCCAGAGAATTATGTGGTTATACATATGGTGAAGCAGATAATCTTAGACGTATTATTGGTAGAAAAATCGTTGATGAAATGCAACCAGCTATAGACGATATGAAAAAGAGGGGTTTGGAAAATGGAATTCATGAAACAATTATGCAAGAGATATGCGATGAGATTATCACTTTTGCTAATTATGGATTTAACAAAGGTCATTCTGCGGCGTATGGGCTTCTTGCGTGGTACACATCATATTTGAAAGCTCATTATACACCAGAGTATATGGCTTCGTTAATAGAAATGGCTTCAAGAGACACACAGTCTCGTGATAAGTTAGTATTCTTTATAGAGCATTGTAAAAGGATTAATGTAAGAGTCGTGAAACCAGACTTATTGAGAGGACGCATGGAATGTTCTACTAATGGCAGAACTGTTGTTATGGGTTTTAATACTATCGCTGGTGTTGGTAGTGTAAAAATCGAACCGTCAAATAATGCTTTACAGTTCCTTGAAAATAATGTAAAATTAAATAAGACCATGCTTAAAAATATTATTAAGTCTGGTGCTTGTGATGATTATACAGATAAAACTCGGTGGGAATTATTAGAATATGTAGGCTGGCTAAAGGATAAAAGAAAATCAAAAGGCGAGTTTAAATACTCTGGCGAGAAAGAACAATCATACGGAGAAATGGAATATGACGTTTTGCGTTATACATTCACTGATATATTCAATGAATACGATACTGATATCGTAGATGGCAGTACAAATGTTATAGCTTTAGTTACGAAAGTTAAAGCACATCGTACAAAAAAAGGTAAGCCTATGGGCTTTATAGAAATATATACCCCTACCAGAGGTGCTATTAAGGCTGTTATGTTTGAACCTAAGTTTGAATTACTTAAAAAGGGTCAAGTTTATATCATGAGAATGGACAATACAGTAATACAAGATTTCATTGTAGCTAAAAAAAAGCTTGACAAATAATCAATGTTATGGTATAATACAGTTAAAAGGAATAGTTTGCCTTTATTTTATGATTTATAGAAGGAGATATTATGAATCAAGAAAAAATTCAAGAAGTATTTAAAATTTTACAAGCTCCATTCCACCCAGATGATATTGAGTGGCGTCCACAGCGTTTTGTTAAAAACGGTAAAACACAGGCTCTAGCTTATGTTACCGCACGTGCCGTTATGGAAAGATTAGATGAAGCTGTAGGTCCTGCAAATTGGGAAATGGGTTTAGCTCCTATTGATATGGGTGTTACATCTAAGCTCGACAAACAGGGCAATACAACAGACCTTAAAGGTTTTAAGTGTACATTAATTCTTCATATTGAAGATGAAGAAGGTAATGTTAAAATGGTACAACGCTCTGATGTTGCAAATCTTACAGATTTTGAAGCCATTAAAGGTGGTGCATCTGGAGCTATGAAGAGGGCGGCAGTACAATTTGGTATTGGTCGATACCTATATGGTATTGGAGATACTTGGGCTGATACAGATGATTATGGTCGAATTAAAACAGTTCCACGGTTACCAGATTGGGCATTACCAGAAGGATTCACTTATCCAGAAGGCTCTGCTAATGTAAAATACCCTTCGAAACCAGCTCACGATAGTGGAGATATTCCTGTTACTGGATTTGATAATGGTTCCGATGAATATGATACAACTTCTGATGATAATCCATTAATTACATTTGGTAAACATAACGGCAAGCGTTTTAGTGATATTCCATTAGATTATATCCAATGGTTATCTAACAATGCACAAAAAGCAGATATTAAAGAAGCGGCTAAGAAATGGGTAGAAACTCATGGTAATGCAGGTTCTGAGGATGCTCCATGGTAATCTCAATGGAGGTAGCTAAGGAGCTAGGTGCCGTATCTGCTATCTTTCATGGTTATATATATGAGAAATCAAGAAAAGGGATTATGGTGAAAGGAGTCCTAGTGGCTCCTATTTCCCATAAAGAATTACTAGCTCTTGGCATTATTAGAAAAAGTGCTATTATTAGCCATTTAAGAGACTTGATTGAACATGGCTACATAGTAATGACTTCAAAAACTAATACGCCTGATGATAAGGTTCCATTTGTAAAATTACAAACATCAAAAGGTTATTTGTATATGGGGACCACAGATAAGGTTAAATTATAGACTACTCTATATAATTAAGAAAATATAATATATGCTATAAAGGAGAGTGATATATTGACATATGCTGGTAAACTACAAAAGGTTGTTACACTGTATCTCAAAAAATGCTCAGATAAACCTGCTTTTACAAGAGGAAAGCCAAGCCAAGACTATTGGCGTATAAGAGGATACTTTTTTAAACAAGACCCTGATATTGTTAATATAGTATATGACTTTCTTTTAGAAATGCCTAATCGAGATATAGTTCCTCCGTGGACTATCATAGATAGGGCAAAAGCATACCAAACAGAATTAAGATGGAAAGAAACTAAGGAGGAAAACATAAAGAAACATGAGGTAGTCAACCCTTATTCATTTGACAGTTTAATGAATTTATAGGAGTTGATATTTATGAATAACAAACAAGAGATTTTAAAACGCTTGACATCTATTATTGATTATGCTACACTATCTAAGAAACAAAACGACCTTGGTAAAGGTGTTTATGTAGCAATCATTAAAGATTTATGCGTTGAAATTGAAGAGCTGTTAGGAGTAAAAGAAGATTGAGTGTAGAAAACCTGTTAAAAACAAAAATAGACATAGTAGAATATATCGGAAGAACAACAGAATTAAGACCTAAAGGCTCTCTATTTGAAGGTAAGTGCCCAATTCATGGAAGTGATGAGGGCACACCTTTAGTAGTATATCCTCAGACAAATAGTTATTTTTGCTTTGCTTGCGAAAGCGGTGGAGATATTATACAATTTGTAAGTGATTATGAGGATGTATCCCGTACAGTAGCTATAAAAAAATTAGCACAAGAGTGTAATATTAATTTAGACTCTGATGAAAATTGGAATAAATCTGTGAAGGTAGAAGAGGACTGTAAGCGTATTATCGAACGGTCTGTAAAACAATTACCTAAAATTCATGAGTATCTAAAAAAGCGTGGGTTTACAGATGAAACAATAAATGATTTTAGATTAGGTTTTGATTCAGATTGTCTTGTAATCCCTATCTATAATGAATATGGTCAGCCTGTTGCCATTGCTAAAAGGCAATTTGACCGTAGTCCTAAATACATCAATACACGTAACAATATAATGTATGATAAATCTGCTTTGTTATATAACTTAGATAAAGTAATTAAGCAAAAGAAAAAAGATACATTATATCTAGTAGAAGGATATATGGACGCTATTAGTGGACATCAAATGGGTTTATCAACAGTTGCATATTGTGGTAATGAGGTACATAGAGACCAGTTACGTACATTGCAACGGACATTAAGAAAAATTCCAACTATTGTATATTGTCCAGATAATGATATAGAAGGCATTAAACGTGTCCCTCGTGTACGTGATTATTTCAAAGAAATTCTACCACGTGCTACGGTTAGGGTATTAGAACTACCAGATGGTATTAAGGACTTAAATGATGCATTGCTAGCTGGAATTGATGTTAATACATTGCCAAAAACACATATTGATAAATATGTTTTATGGTTTATGTTAGATAGTTGCAAGTCTTCTGAAGAGGAATATGATGTAGCTCATAACTTTTTGAAAACTGTAGGTAATCCGTTATTTAAGGCTGATATAATTAAAAAGCTATGCGAGCGTTGGCAAAGAGATTTCTCTGAATTAAAGGATTTCTTCGAAAATTATCAAGAAGATACCGATGAGCTCGTGCAAAATGCTGCGACTACGCAAGAATCTATTGATGATTTAAAAAATCTATATCTTAGAGGCGAATATAAAACACATTTCAAGTGTTTAGATAACTGTATCGGTGGTATGGTGAAATCTCATGTGATGATTGTTGGGGCGTATTCTTCATCTGGTAAGACAGACTGGCTTATTGAGTATATTTTGCGACAAGTAGTAGCTAATAAAGCACGGACTATTTTCTTTTCTTTGGAAATGTCTAAAGGTAAAGTAATGGAACGAATTATAGCAAAGATTTTGCAAATTCCTCTAAGAGATGTGCGTGACCTTGTGTTAAATGGTGACCCACGGATTGCACAAGTTGAAGCTAAATTAGCTGAAAGACTTGTTATCTATGATGACAATGGATTATCAATAGACGACATAAAGGCTCGTATTATTGCTTGTAATCGCAAGAACACATTAGGTGGTCCTGTAGATATTGTAGCTGTAGATTATTTCACATATCTCAAAGGAGCTAGTACATACGAAGGGGCTTCAGAGCAGGCTTTAAAAATGAAAGGTATCGCAAAGGAATTAAATATTATCTTTGTAATGCTTAGTCAATTAAATCGTGGGGCAAATACCTATAATGAACCTACTATGGATTTATTACGTATGACTGGGGATATTGAAGCTAGCGGAGATGTAATTGTTATGTTATGGAGACCAGAAAAAGAGCCAGGTCTTTCTCTACAAAAGCAAGAGGAATTGAAAAACATTACTCGTATGAAAGTAGAAAAAGCACGTGACGGCATGTATGGTCCAATGAGAATGGAATTAAAATATAATTCAAATACTTCCAGGTTAGAAGAAATCACTTGACAATAATATTGGTTTATGATATAATACAAACAAGAGGTGAAAACAGTGACAAAGACTGAAATTTCTCAACTTAATAAATTTTTATCCATGAAACACACAGATAAAATACTGAATGAATTCTTAAAAAATATACCTTCATATATCCATAAAATTGATGAGGGAATTGTATTTTCTGAAGAATGGACGTGTTGCGTATGGGAATTATTTAAAAGTGATAATGGAAAAAAATTAAAATCCAATATTACATTACTATCGGTCATAGAGACCCTATAGATATGACGTTAACAGAGGTAAAAGAATGAAAGACAAAGACACAAAGAAGAAGAAACAAGATGAAGACAACCGTGTAAATGATTACTCTTATTGTGATGTACCATATGTACCAGTAGATACTACATCATATTGTGATGTTGTAATTTGTGATTGTCCATGTGATTGTGGGTGTTAATATGCCATATACGAAGTATATTTGTCCAGATGGTCATGAGGTCAATATAGACGAATGCCTAACAGCCTGTAGGTTAGAAGGACAAATCAATCCAAATACAGGTGAGTTATATTGTCCAGCTGGTAGGTGCTTATCTAAACGCACATTAATTGCTTTAGCAGACCAACGAGAATGGACTGGCACGCCAAGCACAACTCAGTTACTGGCAGGAACGAGAGAAAACTATTTAAAGATTACACAGGATTATGCAATTAACCCTATGGATTCTCTCTTCATGTTACACGGTACTAAGGTGCATGATTACTTAGAAAAGTACACAGACGATGAAGGTATCTCGGAAGTTAGGCTTGATGATGGTACATCAACTGGTGCATTTGATTACTATTCGTCTGAAAATGGAGGTACGCTGTATGATAATAAAACCTATGGGTCTTGGAAAGTAGCTAAGGTTTTAGGGTTATATACAAAACGTGTTCCAACTGGAGAAGTTTACAAAACTGGAGCTAAAAAGGGTCAGCCAAAATTCAGAAATGAAATACGCTCCGATGGTGCAAAACATAGGTTAGACCTAGCTATTCAGTTAAATGACTATCGCATGAAGATAGAAAAAGAATTAAAGAAACCTGTTAATAACCTAGTATGCGAGGTAATCGTTAGGGACGGCAATACATATATTGCTAATCAACGAGGTATTACAAGTCCTGGTTATTTAGTCCCTATCAATAAGATTAGCGATAAGTGGATTGAAAGGTATATGAAAAAGAAAGCTAAAGACCTCACGGATGCTTTGGCAACTAACACATTACCTCCACCATGTCGTAATTCTGAATGTTGGGGAGGAATGAAATGTGAACGCTATTGTAATGTAGCTAAGTTTTGTGATAAAGGAAAGAAAGATGAAAACGATTAATTTAGATAAGTTCGACACATTGTCAGCAAATCATTTAACATTGATTGGACAATTATTCTTAATGAAGAATAAACAATATGCCAGTGGTAATGATGTGTTGTCGGCTTTTAAAGAGAGTGCTAAACGACAGTTTGGTGAACTCACTCAAGAAGGTGCATTTAAGTCTTGTATGCAGTTCAAGGACAAACATGATTTAGCATTGCTACAACATGGTACATTATTACCTGACGCTAAAGAGCGTCTATATGATATTGTTGTATATTGTTTGTTAGGCTTAGCAATTTTGAGTGGTGAAGATGAAGAGTTGCAAGGTATCTAAAAACTGTTTAACTACCAAAGACCAGTGTTGGATATGTGACGACTACGGTTTATATCGACCTAAGAATAAATCAATACTATCTCCCAGACAAGAAGAAAATAAATTAGTACGCAAGTTAGAAAAGAAAGTAAAGAAACAAACCTCAGCAAGTAAACGTGGAAAAAGTAATAGACGTAATGGCAGAAATGCAGAACGTGAACTAGTTGCTTGGTTTGATAAAATTGGCTTAGAGTCTAATTTAGTCCCTATGTCTGGTGCTTTAAAATCAGCAAATATCATTAAGGCTTTAGCCAATGATGAAATGGTTGAGAAAATGCGTGGAGATATTAAGGTAGAAATTAACGGTCATAAATTTACTGTAGAATCTAAGCGTAATGTCAATTCAGATGCTTGGTATAAAAAAGCTGAGGAAGGTATAATCCATATTGATGGATTTGCTTATTTATTACGTCAGGATTTATTCCATGCACTTGTAAATGGTGTTAAATTAGATGTGGTAAATACAATACCAGATAAGGGGTTTAAAATAGTTCATTCTTATTTTAGCCAAGACAATAGCGATATTGTAGTTATCTCAAGACCATATTGCGATAGGTTATTTTACCTAAAGGAGGAAACATATGAAAAAATTATTAGAAAATGAAAAAGGACTTAGTGTATCTCTAAAAGCGACTATTGAGGATAATAAAGCGAAGGTTGATTCTGACGTTCAAGTTCAAGAAGCTAGTGTTGTAGAAGTAATTTCTTTATTGCTAGCTATGAATGATGCAGTAATCACTGGCTTAGGTGTTGATGCTATTAAACCAGCGGTAATGCGAACTCTTGGTCGTGCCTTAATTGCTATGGCTGATGGAGAATTTCAAGAAGATAAAAAACTTTTAAGTTAATAAGATGATGATGGAGGATAATTGTTCGATGTACATTTTATCAGATGATAGTAAAAAATTAATTAATGCTTGTTCCTTGTTTGTTAAACCTAAAAAAGATAGAACAGACTTAAATAAGGTTACCAGCTATATGGTATTAGGTTCTATTGCTAGTGGGGTTAGTGTAAAAATTAAAGAATTTGAAACAGAAGAACAGGCTCAAGAGTTTATTGAGCAAGTTGCTTTCGATATCTCCGCTAATAAACGGGCAAAGGAATAATAAATGAAAAATCTATCAGAATTAAAAGCAAGTTACGATGAGCTAAAACTCTGGTATGATGATTTAGAAGATACTGACGCTAGTTCTGCATTTGGTATTATGAAAGAAGCTTCAGCTTTGCAAGCTAGCTTTGAGTTCTTATCCGCTGATTTAGGGAAGGAGCTTGCCGATGCAGAACGCAGTGCTAAAGCTACACACGCTACTGTTAGTAGTTCGTTATCAACAAAAGTAAACGAGGGAGATAGACTTGCTACTAAATCTATGGAAGTATTAGAAGCATGGGAAAGGGTATCTTCTATACAACGCTCACAGAGATATATAGATGCTACATCTAAACATCTGTCCCGTATTTACTTTGATTCAAAATTGATATTTGAAAATGCTTGTCGTGCAATGCGTCAGCCAGTAGGAGAAAATAAACTTGTCGGACATATTTGACAAATTAACAGAATTGGCGTATAATACTGGTGAAGAGATTTTTGAGATGTATAGGACTCCAGTAGATGTAATTGTCTCTGAGTCTTATATGGCTTTCATCATTATTATGGATAATAAAATAGTATTTAGATATCAAGTAGGAGATAGAATATGAAAGATAAAATATTAGGGTTCTTGTATGTGCTGAAGAACTCTTTAATTAACGCTGTTTGTATCGCATTAATATTAATGTGGGCAGTGCTCGTACCTTATCTATATTTTACATCTAATCATACTCTCGCAGAGTGGTTTATACCTTTGTTCTATGGGTGTTCTTTTGTTAGTATCATGAAATGTCTACGTGACTTGCTCAATGATGATTTTGGAGACAAAGACGATGAGTTCCCAAAAGTTTAAAAGATACGATAAGGTAAAAACACCTAAAGGTGTGATTGTGATTCAGTCTATCCAGTATGACCCTAAGAGTGATGAATACTCTTATTCTATATTAGGACCTAAAAGTCATTTTTGGAAACAAAGTGAGTGTACGTTAGTAGAAAGGTATAAAAAAGCATGAGCCTATTAAGTCAAGAGTTTATTTCTACCTTCCCAGATTTTCCAAAACATATGGATAATCTAGCGAAGCTAGTTTATTATAGAACATATTCACGTTGGTTACCAGATGAAGGTAGACGTGAAACGTGGAAAGAAACTTGTGTGCGTGCAGTGGAATATAATTGTTCTTTGGCACGTACATCTGTATATGAAGCACAAAGATTATTCACTAATATGTTTAATCTAAAACAGTTCATTAGTGGTCGCTCACTGTGGATTGGTGGCAGTGAAGCAAGTAAGAAAACAAAATTAGCTAACTTTAATTGCTCGTTTGTAGTAATTGATAGTATTAAATCACTTTGTGATTTATTCTATCTTCTTATGGTTGGCACTGGAGTTGGTGTACGCATCTTACCAAGCGATGTAGAAAAATTACCTACATTCCGTGACAATGTAACATTGTTTGCTCAATACAATAAAAACTCCACGAAACAACGTGGCAGAGAACATACAATTACAGAACAAGAAGACGATATGTTCGTTATTAAGATTGGTGATAGTAAAGAGGGTTGGGTAGATGCTCTAAGAGCATATCTAAACTTTATGGTTTCTCCATCTAAATGTAACAACATTCTGATTGATTACACAGAGATTCGTGTTAAGGGTGCTACACTTTCTAGTTTCGGAGGGACGGCATCTGGCTATGAGTCTATTATGGATATGTTCACTAAAATCCATAATGTAATTCAAAATGGCATGTTCTCTTCTAAACCAGAGAATGGTAGACTTCGCCCTATTCATTGCCTAGATATCTGTAACCTTATTGGGCAGAATGTTGTTGTTGGGGGCGTGCGACGTACGGCAGAAATTGCTATTATTGACCCAAATGACGAAGAATGTGTACACGCTAAGGATAACATCGAACCTGGCATGGAACATAGATATATGAGTAATAATAGTATCTATCAAGAGGTAAAACCAAGTCGTGAGAAAATTCACGAGTTATTCGACTCTATACGTAAATCTGGGGAGCCTGGCATTATTAACGTAGCAGAAGCTAAACGTAGACGTCCAGATTTTGCTGGTTTAAATCCATGTGCGGAAATTTTATTACCACCAAATGCTGTCTGCAATCTTACGACTGTTAATATGGTTTCATTTGTAAATGATGATGGTACTGTAGACTGGGATGGTTTAGAATTAGCTTTTACATTATCTGCTCGTGCTGGTTACCGTATGACATGTGTAGATTTAGAGCTAGAAGGCTGGAATGAAGCTCATCATAGAGATAGATTAACTGGGTGTTCTATGACTGGCTGGCAAGATTTCATCGCTAAAATGAGTAATAGTGTTTTACGACGTGCTGGTGGTAAGGTTGGTATTCTTAAATGGTTGCGTTCTATTGTGCATGAAGCTGGTCATACTATTTCAGATGAGTTAAAAACTCCTGTACCATTATTGATGACGGCTTTAAAGCCAGAGGGGTCACTTAGCCTTGTAGCTAATGGTGTTTCTCCAGGAGTTCATTGGCAACATTCTCCATATTTCATTAGACGTATCCGTGTAAACGCACATGACCCATTAGCTTTAACCGCTAAAGAGCTTGGTTGGCAAATCCATCCAGAAGTTGGTCAAGATATGGAGACAGCTACAACTATTGTAATTGATTTTCCAGTGCATAGTCCAGCTACTGTAACTAAAGCAGATGTACCTGCTGTCGAGCAATTAAAAGAATATATTCTGTTCCAAGAGTATTATACAGATATGAATACATCTAATACCATTACTGTTAAACCAGAAGAATGGGATGAGGTAGAAGACTTTGTATATAATCATTGGGATAGTATGTTAGGCGTAACATTCTTAGAATTAAATTCTACCTATTATCCTTTGATGCCATATGAAGAATGCACTAAAGAAGAATATGAAGAATTAAAATCTAAAATGAAGGCTTTTGACCCTGTATTACTTAATAACTTAGAGTTAAGCACAAGAAATATGGGTAAAGAATTTGAAATTTTAGATGATAGAAGTGAATGTGTATCTGGTGTTTGCCCTATCAGATAAGTGTTGACAAACAATCACATTTGTGGTATAATACAGATATAGTCAAGTTGATTAGATATGAACCAAAACTTCATCAAACTTTCATCAGAAAGGTGTTGACAAGTGGTTTTGGATGTGGTATAATACAGGTGTAGGTCGAGCTAGAGGGTGTCCATGACCAACAGCTCACATGTTATGATTAATTAGTAGGAGGAATACTATGAACAAAGAAACTATGACAATTAGAAAAGCATTAACTCAAAAGAAAGTATTAGATAAACAGATTTCAGAATTATCTTCTACTAAATTTGTAGCTGTCTCTACCTCTAATAGAGCAGTTATTGATGGTCTAAAACAAAAAGACTGGGTTGTAGATTCACAGGCACGCTTTCAATCACTTAATGATAAGCTGAAACGACGTGAAGCTATCGCTAATGCGATTATGGATGCAAATGCCAAGCACACCGTTACAGTCAAGAAGTTTATTGGTATTGATAAACAATCAGATGAATATGAAGCTATCTCATTTGCTTCCGCAATAGCTCGTAAAAAATACTTATCTGATTTGTTAGTAAGTGTGGTCAAAGGTATGCAAAGAGCCGTCCTTGATAATTCCAATGCATACCAAGATGCAGAACGTAGAGTCGATGAAAAAATCACAGAGCGTTTGTATCAAGAGTTTTCTTCCGTTACTCAAGCATCTGGTAAAGTTCGACAAGAGCGTGAAGTAGAATTACGTGAGCAATATTCAATCGAGCTTCTTGACCCTAATAAGTTAGCTGAAAATTTGATGTCTTTTAAAGAGTACATTGAAAACTATTTAGCTGAAATTGACTCTATTTTAGGTCATGCAACTGAGGTTACTGAAATCACAGTTGAATATTAATTAGTATTGCTATAGTGTCGCTCAAACTCAAGAGTGATACGAGGATGTTTGTCCGCCAGATGTTTCTGCCTTAAAGTAAGTGAAAGCATACTGGCAAACCTACTTGAAATGGGTGCAAAGAGAAAATTATGGTGGGCTTCGGACCACAAACGCCTTGAGATGATGATAACAGAGCGTTAATGGTAATCCATAATCTTTAAGCCGATAATATTAATCGCTTAATCATTAACTACGGATTAATCATTTTTATCAAGCTCTTAATCATCAATCCTCAATCGCTTATAAAATCCATGAACTCATTGTTTTGCTAGTATCTAGCATGAGTTTGACAACATGGCTGATATTATAGCAGTATCATTTATGTACCTCAATACTAGAAAATCTACATAATTTACAGCCTCGCAAGGGGCTGTCACATGGTGGGTTAGCTCAGCAGGTAGAGCAATAGGTTGAAGCCCTATGTTAGCGTTGGTTCAATTCCAACGCCCACCACCATTAGGTGTAGTCAACCTAAAATACAAAACCCATTGTAATTAGCCACTACAATGGTCGGCGTGAGAGGGTCGCCGTTAGAGGGAGAACGGACGTACGCTGTTTTCCCACCTACTCACATGGAGAGTTGGCAGAGTCTGGTTTATTGCGACAGTCTTGAAAACTGTTGAACAGAAATGTTCCGTGGGTTCGAATCCTGTACCATCCTCCAGAGCCTTGATATTGAATTACGGTTTAATATCGCCTACTGAGTGACTCAAGGGTTGCTCAGTTAGGAGAGGCGTTTATACATGGCTCGTTAGTCAAGTGGTCAAGACATCGCTCTTTCACAGCGAGAACGGTGGGTTCAATTCCCCCACGAGTCACCATTCGGCACTTATATACTGTCGTTAAGGGTTTGTCATTCCATGGGTGCCTTACTGTATATACCACGCAATAGCTATATATTAGTTTACAGGTAAAACAACGTCCAGAACGGACGGAGACGGTGGGTTCGATACCGACCATATATAGTGGTATTGTATTCCTAGGTAGTTCAATGGTAGAGCGTCTGGCTGTTAACCAGAAAGTTAGGGGTTCGAGTCCCTTCCTAGGAGCCATGTGGGCATGGTGTAATGTAAACACGTCGGTCTCCAAAACCGAAGATAGGGGTTAGATTCCTCTTGCCTATGCCATATACCCCTATGATGAAACTGGCAAACATACTGGACTTAAAATCCAGGTTCTGTAGGTTCGAGTCCTACTAGGGGTACCAACATTGTGGTGTAGTGTAATGGTAACACAGAAGACTTTGACTCTTCTATTCTAGGTTCAATCCCTAGCACCACTACCATGGTCCTATGGAGTAATCGGTTATCTCGTCACCCTGTCAAGGTGAAGATTACGGGTTCAAATCCCGTTGGGACCGCCAGACCTCTTGGGGGTTTGTGATACTATAAATCTTTTCTCCTTTCAATTTATAGTCACACTCCCCTATATGAGGTATATCATGGCAAGATTAAGGTAATACCTTATAAGAGCCTTTGTAGCTATATATTAAAGGAGGTTTTATATGAAGGAGTTATTTATGGTAATGGCGGTATGTGTCCTGTCCCTATTGGGACAAAGTGCAGATGCTAGAATGATGGAAGTAAGTGCCTATACCCATTCTGGTGGCGTAATGGCAAATGGTCAATATCCATATGTAGGTGCAGTAGCTAGTGATGATTTACCTCTTGGTACTACTGTGATTATTAATGGATATACATATGTTGTAGCTGACCGTTTTGGTGGTGGCTATACAGATATGATTGATATATTTGTAGATAGCGAGGAAGAAGCTGTCCAATTCGGTAGACAATATTTAGATGTAACTGTTGTATAGGTGCTATTATGGATGTATTTGAAAGAGTAATGTTCTGGTGTATAGCTGGTGTTTGTATATTAAGCATATTACAAATACTAATAACAGTATACGCAATCGCAGGTGGTAAGATTGGTTGATAGTCTATATATAGAAAAAGATACTGGTCGTAGAGTGCGTGCTCATAAGAGCATAGTATTTGACAGTATTTTCTGGATTATAGATTATACTGATGAGCCACCAGTTAATTATGTGTTTTCTGATAGTGAATTTGAAAGATTGTTCCAGAAAGGAAATTAATATGAGTAAATTAGTAATTACACCACAAATTGAAGAAGTATTAACTTTAGTAGCGGTAAACAGCCAGTTAGTATCTTTGAAGCTATTATTGCAAGAATGCTTAGGTGACGATATGTATGCAGGAGATGCAAGTCGAGATCTAATGGAAGAAGCTTTTAACGATGTGTGTGCTTCTATTGATAAACTCCGTGATATTTTTGATGAATTAACTGACATAAACGAGGATAAATAATGGGCTGTGACACAAGCAGTCCAATCTACTTGGTAGATTATACCAAGCCAGATGTAGCGATTGAAGCTATGAGTAAATGCTATGGCAAAAAATGTACACTAGATTCTCTAGTTAAAGCCTGTAAATCTGGTCATTGGTCCTTGTTAGAACATATCCACGTGTCTATGGATGTATTGTGCAGTCAAAAGGTTCTTGCCCAATTAAGTAGACATAGACATTTTAGCTTTACGGTACAGTCTACACGTGGTTCTAACATTGTAGCTAATGGGTTTTATAATGGCTTTGATAAAGAAACTGCAATGATGAACCAGGCGTATGATACTATAGCTGTAATGTTTAACAATCTACTCACTAAGGGAGTATCTGTTGAACAAGCCTCTTATATTCTAACGCTAGGAGTGAAGGTAAGACTAAGCATGAGCGGCAACTTGCGTTGCTGGCTAGAGTATTTAAAACAGCGTCTATGTAAGCGAGCGAGCAAAGAGCATCAAGAAATTGCACGTGCTATATATCATAGACTACATGTGTTATACCCTAGCTTATGTAACCTAGACATGCTTGGTATGTGCGAAAACTGTAAAGAACTATCATGTGATTTTACATCACACAAAAAGAAACAAAAAGAACCAGTAAGAAAGGAATTGCAATGAAGAAGGTATATATTAAAATCAATACTGTAAATTTTGGTGGACATAAAAAACGACATAATTGGCATAATAAACAA